CCTTACCAAAGATTAGGGTTTGTATCCGACATATTCCAAGGCGCACCAACAAGTGCATCATCACTTGCTATGGCAACAACACCGCAGGCTAATCCATTAGCGCAAGCGGTAGGTGCTGGTATATCAGGATTAGCTGCATACCAAGGGTATAAAGATTTAACATCAGGCTAAAGGAGAACCATGGCGGGGAACACTTTAAACAGACCTCTATTTAGACGAGGTGACAGAGAAAGAGTACATGCATACACAGGAGGCCTAAAAGGTCTTTATAATCTATTTTTTGGTGGATCAAAACAAGGTGAATTATTTAAGTATGGACCAAATGTTCCTGTCACAAGCGTTGATGAGTTAGGTCAAGTTAAAACAGTAAACACTCAAACAGTTAATCCTAAAAAAAGATATGATGTAGAAACAAATATTTATGGTCAACCAATAAATGACCAGTTCTATGATATGTCTGGTACTTTTAATAAAGAAAACAGAAGTAAGTTCCCACCGATTGTTAATAGAACAGAGGCATCAGAAACAACTGATTTGTTTGGTAACACAATTAAAACACCTGAATCAACAACTTTTAATTTTGGTAATTTATACAACGAACCATTTACAAATTTTGGTTCTATAAAAGCTAGATGGGCAGCAATGGATCCTGCACAAAAGAAAAAAGTGTATAGAAACATATTAGCTACAGGAACTGCTTGGACCATGATGCCGCAATGGTTAAAAGAAGATCCAGTGGCAAAAGAAATAATACAAGAAGATGTAAGTGCAACGTTAGACGAACAAGAATTACCGCAACCAGTGCAACCTGCTGTGAACTACGATGAAGCTTACGGCGATCCTATAGAAAGAGATATAAACGAAGTTGTAAGCATAATAGATCAAGAGAATACTGGGAAAATAAATGAATTAAAAGAAGAAGAGTCTATATTAAATTCTAGTTCTAATTCTGCATTAAATAATAATAATGATCCTGATCTACAAGAAAGTAACGAAAACGCTTTAGCTGATGGTGTACAAGAAGAAGCAGAAAATATTGCAAGTGGTGGCAGTAAAACAGGTCCTGTTGATATGCCAGGAGATATGTTTGATTTAACAAGTGCTTACTTAGAAAACGACACATCTGTTGACGAAAAAAGTATAAAAGAAGTAAAAGCAGAACTTAAAGAATTAATGGGTGATGATAGTAAACTTATGAACACCATGATGTTGTTGCAATTAGGTTTAGGCATGATGAGTAATACAACGAACCAAAGTGGTATAAGAGGATTTTTAGATGTTGCTGGTAAAACAGGCACACAAATCTTACCCATAGCTATGCAAAATTTACAAAACAAATCAAAAATGGATAAAGAATTAGCATTAGCTGCTTATGATATTGTACGTGAAGATAGAAGAGCAAAAAGTAAACAATATACCGACATACAAAATTTTTATATGAAAGAATTGATTAAAAAAGAATTTGAAGGTAACGAACCTAAAGGTACTTTACGTTCTGTAATGAAAAAAAGCACCATAGAATTACCGGATGGACAAAAATATGAATCATGGAGTCCTATTGATCAAGTATTTGATAAAGGTGAAAGAGCACAATATTATTTAGACTTGTCAAGAAATGGTAATAGTGATTTAGGATTAGCGCCAGGAGACATAAGAATATCAAGTGATTTAGATGCAGCATCTGCATCAGCTGGTAATGACCCATACCAAGGTGATTTAACAAAGTCACAACGTGGTGAACATTTAGCACTGTCTTCAGTTTTTGAAGCAGCATTGCCTGACATATTAAACATACAAATGAATCCACAATACGGATTATATTCAGGACAGTTTCCTACTGGTGTAACAGGAGGTTTTGGTAAGTTTGCAAGAACAAGTGTATTAGAAGCAAAACAAATAGCAGATAAATTAGGCATACCTGCATGGTTAATACCTTATACAGAAAATGTTGGTGGCGCTAGTTTAGCCGCTTTAGATGTGCAAATGAATAACAACATGATTTTTTCTAGTGCACAAGCAAACGGTATATCAGAAACAGGAAAAGAAGATATTTACAAAGGTGAAGCAATAGGCCCTGACGGTGTGACAATGACAGGTGAATGGGCTACAGACGCTTATGTTAAAAATTTAATATCTAATCCATCACTTGACATAGTAGAACAACTACAAAATAGAATGGGTTTCCTTGCTGCACGTCTTAAACAGCCAACTGGTCGTCTACTTGCAGATACTATTAGACGTTCAATAGAAGAAGTTAAAATGTTAGGATTAGGAGCTGGTGATCCAGTGCAGGTTTCACACAGGCTACACCAATTTACAAAAGATTTATATCAACAATACGTAAAACACTCATTGATGGGTGGTGGTAGAATTACTACATCTTGGGCCGTGGACCCAGGTATTTACGGATCGGAAAGAATATCAATAAAAGATTACCAAGATGGTTATTACAATTTTATTGGTGGTTCACAAAACAGTCCTAACTTACCAATTGACATGTCTTGGATACAAGTTAATGATAGTATTACAAGCTCAGCACCAGCATATTCAGGAGATTCAAGTGCAACTATAGATGCAGTTGGTCCTGTAAACTGGTTTGACTTAATGAACAAATGGTTACCAGAAGGCGATCAAACTTTTGGTGGTAAAAATTATACAGGGAATGAATAATGGCTGAAAAAGAATTTGACAGAGTAAAATTAAATCCTATTTCTACTAACCAACTTTCTAGTCTTATAGTTGGAGAAGAAGGTTTACCTAAGAATGTAGGTCAAGCAGGTGATCCTGAATTAAATTATTTAACAGAAGGTAATATACCTATTTCTGAACAAGAAATGAAAACTAGAGAAATAAGAAACAAATTTGGCACTATGAAAGATGAAATTTTAGATGGTTTTTATAATGCTGTTAAAGGTGGAGCACAATCAGCTTTTGATTTTTACAATTACGGACCTAAAGGTCCACCTGAAACTGTTGTAAAAGAACGTGCACAAAAGGCACAGTTGGAGTTAGAACAAATAAAAGAAAAAGAATCACTTGCATTACTAAATGAAGAAAAGTTAAGAAACAGACCTGACATAAGAAATGTAAGAGCACAAGTAGCACAATTAATTGCAGCTGCAGAAAAAAGAGAACAATTAGAACCTGGATCCGTAAACCAAGATGCGTTTGAAAGAGATCTTGTATCGTTTGTATATTCACAAGGATATACACCAAGAGAGGTACAAGGTGGACCAGACGTACAAGCTAACTTAATGCCAGATCCATTTGGCCTAGAAACAAGTAGTCCTGATCCTTTTCCTGAAGCTAGAATAGCTGGAGAAATTACAGCGTCTGTTGGTGGTAACATACTTGGTTATAAATTAGGTGCAAGAAAATTTGCCATTGGTGCAGCTAAAGGTTTTAGAACAACACCTGGACCATTTTATGCAAAGATTGGTGGTGCCATGGTTGGTGGTTTTACAGCTGTTATGGCAGCTAATTATGGATATGAAACATCATTAGATATTATGAATCAAGCTGGTGTATTTGGAGAAAAAGGTATTAACCGTCCAAATCAAGCAGAAAGAATTATGCAAGCAATGAATGCTGGTGAGTTTGATGCAAAGATGACACTAGGTGTTGCTTCTTTTATACCTGCATTACAAATAGTTAGAAACTTAACACGAGGTGCATTAGGTGCTGGTAAAAACGAAATGCGTCTTGCAGAATTATCGCAAGGATTAACTAAAAAATTTACTAAACCAGGCACGTATGAATACCCTGGTCTAGGTAAATTTAAAATTACAAAAGAAGGTGATGCAATACTAGGTATATCAGACCTTACAAGATTTGGCGGTATAAGAACTGTTAAACAAACATTAGGTAAATTTCCAATTATATCTGGTGGTATTACAGGTAATTTAAAAATAAAAGCACAAAAGTTAAATTTAATTTTACAAAACATGACTGACTCTATTGGTCCTTACATGACATATGCAAAGTTATCAGAGATAACAAAACCTGCAGCTTACGCTACAGCAACAAAATACAATAAATATTTACAAGGTTTATTAGATGATTGGATGAAATTAGCTGACTCACAAGGTGACACCGTTGTTATTGGTGGTGGCATGATGGATCCAAAAGCAATTGCAAAACAATATATATTATCTTTAGATAATCGTGTTGGCGTAGGTTTAAATGGACAAATATTACCAACACCTAAATCAGCACCTGTAAGAGATTACATAGAAAACAATTTATTAATGCGTGATGATGCAATAAATTATTCACAAGTAAAAGAAATTTTAACAAAAGAATTACCTGATTTAATGAAATCTATTGGAGAAGATGGTTATTCATTACAATTTGCAATGGATTTAAAAACAGCATTTGAAAGATCTATGGCAACATCACCTAAAAGTGCACAAGTATTAGGCGCAAAACAAGCTTTTGATACCGCATACATGGATGGTAAACTTTTATTTGATACACCTGTGGCAAAAGCTTTAGGTATACAAGGCATGGACATGTATGGCTATCGTGTCAAAATGTTAAAACAAGGCACTAAATATGCAGATCAATTATTAGACACTGCTAAATTTATGGAGTCACCAGAAGCTATGAAAAATTTTCATCGTTTAGTGGGAGATGATATATTTAGAGCTGCTTTAAGAAGGCATGTAGACAATGCATACAAAAGTGCTGTTGTGCCATTTAAAGGTCAATCAGAAATAGATCCTTTGTTTGCAGGGTTTTTAAGATCTGGAGATGATCCAAGAAAACTTGCACCTAAAGGACAAGAAGCGACTTATTTAGATACTAAAAAATTTATACGTGCTCTAGGGTTGTCTGATCCTGGTACTAATCAATTTCAAACATTAGATGAAGCTTTTAAAATAGCTTCTAGATCTTACACGCCTGGTAGTAAATTACCTAGTTGGGCAAAGACAGGATCTAGTGATTTAATAGATGCAGGTGCACGAGAAGACACAGTTAGAATATTAGCTGATGGATCTAGAAAGTATGGTCAAGTTGGTAGAATGCCTACTACAAAAGAAGTATTAGAATTTACACAAGTGTTAGAAAGAGCATTCCAAGGTGGCGTGCCTGACATCAGTACATTCATAGCTAGACGTGCACAGATTTCTGGATTACGAGGAGCTATTAGATCATTTGCACCTGGTGCAAAAACCGGTGTTGCAGGTTCTGGTGCTGGCGCAATGTTAGGATCATCATTATTTTCTACAGTTTTATTTTCTTTGCTTGCTAGACAAACAGGTAAGATACTTACAAACCCTGTAAACATGAATGCATTTATGAAACTAATAGATCCTAATTCAGCAAAAAATAGTGTCGCTGCTGCAAGAGCATTAGAAGTAATTGGTATTAATTTTAAATCTGATTTAGATGATTTAGATAGAACTTTAGCTAGTATAGAAGCAGAACAATTAAGAAATAATGACATACAAAATTTTAGAAACACTGTAACAAATCCTCCTACAAACAATACAAACATGATTAATGAACAAATAAAAAAACAACAGGAAAATTTACAAAACATACAAAATCAAAGACAGTTTAACCAGTTCCGTGAGCAATCCATACAGCCCACGGTTGTTGGAACTAATAGAGTTCCATCCTCGCCAACGTCTACGGTAGGTTCGCCTGCCGTAGGCACTTCTATTGCTAGTAATACTACAATGAATCCTGCAGCTGCAGCGAGTCTGTATACAGGAAATACAGATGCTGCATTAGCAAATCAATTTGGTAATAGAAATAATCCAGTACAACAAATGCCACGTCTAGCTGCTAAGGGTGGTATAATTTCTTTAGTATCATGAGTATAAGAGACGCGGTTTGGATTGTAGGAATCTTTATTGCGTTAGGTGTTACATGGGGTATGACATCACAACGTATTAATGCCATGGAACGTGACATAGATAGAATAGAAGAAGCACTTATTTTGTTTACAAAAATGGAAGCTAGGATAGCTGTAATAGAAAACGAGATAAAAAATATAAATAAAAAATTGGATAAATAATGCAAGAAAATTACAAAAAATGTTTAGAAACTATATTACATCACGAAGGTGGTTATGTTAATCATCCTGAAGATCCAGGAGGAGAAACAAATCTTGGTGTTACCAAAAGAGTTTATAAAGAACATGGCGGCACAAAAGATATGAAAGATTTAACAGTGGAAGACGTAGCACCAATCTACAAAAAAGGTTATTGGGATAAAATGAAATGCGATCAAATACCTACTGGTTTAGATCTATGTTTATTTGATTTTGGTGTAAATGCAGGACCAGGACGTGCTGCTAAGTTTTTACAAAAAATAATTGGCACTACAGTAGACGGTGGCATTGGACCACAAACATTAAATGCATTACAACAAAAAATTGGTGGAGATGATAATTACGGAATTAGTGATATTATAAAAGAATACCAATCAGCTAGACAAGATTATTATGAAAACCTTTCAACGTTTGGTACGTTTGGAAAAGGTTGGACAAGAAGAGTAAAAGAAACAACTGAGTTAGCACTAGAATTATAATACAATCTGTGTTATAATGTCACGTGCAATTAATTAAGAAATATAATTACGCAGAATTAAAACGCAAAGAAGGTGATGGTAGATTATACCTTACACCTGATGGTCAAGCGTTACCTTCCGTTACCACCATACTTTCTAAAACCAAAGATAAAACATTTTTAAAACAATGGCGTGCAAAAGTTGGTGAGAAAAAAGCAGAAGAAATAATAAAGACAGCAGGTCAGATTGGAACCGCGCTCCACCTATATATAGAACGTTTTGTGAACGGAGATAAATACAAAGATCTTACAGAAATAGGTGTGCAGGCAGAAAAAATGGCGCAAAAGATAATAGACGAGGCATTTAGTGATATAACAGAAATATGGGGATCAGAAGTGCATTTGTATAATCCTGGTAAATACGCAGGCACTGCAGACATGATAGGTGTCTATAAAGATAGACCTACTATTATGGATTTTAAACAAACTAACAGGCCAAAAAAACGTGAATGGATACAAGATTATTTAATGCAACTTGCAGCGTACGCCGCGGCCCACAATTCTTTGTTTGGCACAGAAATAGACCAGGGTGTTGTTCTTATGTGTTCTCGTGATTTAACCTTCCAACGATTCGAATTGACTGGCGAGAAATTTGTACGCGCTACTAATGCATTTATGAAAAAATTGGATGACTATAATACAAGTATAATCTAAATCAAATCCAGTCTGATAATTCTTCTCCACTAATTTCCTTTGCAATGTTTACTTTGTTTTTTAACGCTTTTATTATTTTTTCATCTACAGTATTTTTTGACACCATGTCAATGTATAGCACTGGATTTTTTTGACCTATACGATGTGCACGGTCTTCTGACTGTATTCTTTTTTCTAAATCGTAATTATTGGAATAATATATTACTGTGCTAGCTGCCGTCAGTGTAATACCATATCCTCCTGTTTGTGTATTGCCTATAAAAAATCTACAATCATTCATTTTATTTTGAAAATCGTATATAAAACGTTGTCTATCTTCTGGTTTTGTTGCACCATAGTATGTGCAATATGATGTAGGACCATATTCTTTTTTTATTGCCTTCTCTATATTTAGTATGTCATGTATGTAATTTGCCCATATAATTGCCTTGCCTGTTGTTTCTGACAATACTTGCATTAACTCGTCTATCCTGTTGTTTTTAAGATCTAACACCTCTCCACTGTCTGTTTTCATATGTCCACATGTTATTTGATGTAGTCGCATCAATTGTGTCAATACATTAACAGCTGTTAGAGATTGTCCTTTTAACACAGTCATTGCATTTGTTTTCATGTCCTGGTACGCAACACGTTGTTCATCTGTCAATTCTACTTCACGTTTTACAAATGTTTTTTCTGGTAAATCTAAACAATCTTTTTTAAGAATACGGTAAGAATGTGGTGATACTAAATTACCTAATTGTGATAAATTTTTAAATTTAACTATTTTTTGATATTTGTGTGTGCCACCAGCTGCATTAGCTGTAATAACAACAGCATACCTAGTTCTAAATGCATAAAAACTTTGTTGTCCTAATATTTCTGGATCAAGAAAATCCATTTGGGACCACAAATCCATAGGTGATTGTGTTACAGGCGATCCTGTAAGTATTCTTCTATACTTTGCTTCCTTACTAAGTGCTAATATGTTTTTTGTCCTTTTTGCTTGTGGATTTTTTATCGTTGTGCTTTCGTCAACTATCATCATTGATTTACCTATCAAAAATATTCTAGCAAATTCTACACCTTTCTTTGTAGATAATGACTCTACGTTCATAACCATAATTTTTAATCTAAAATCTTCTAATTTTTTTATGTCTATTAATGATTGTTTGTAGTCAGAACTTGTAGATTGTTTCCATGCAACAACATTTTTTTCTATGTAATCAGGAACATGAACTGGGATTTCTTGATCTACCCAGTTCATGTATGTACCCTTCGGAGCAACTATTAAAACTCTATCTATCTTACCTTTGTTATATAATATACATGCATTATCTAATGCTATTTTAGTTTTGCCTGTACCCATCTCTGCAAATATGGCAAAAGATTCTTTATTCCAGCATTTTTTTAACGCATCTTTCTGATGCTCATATGGCTCAGTTTTAAATTTATACATAAGTCTTTCTTTATTCTTGAAACGCATTATATCATATGGTATAATATAATCAAGAAATAAAAATATGACAGTTTATGTATTACAAGAAATGGGAAGAAATATTAGGTCTGCTGAAAAATTTGGTGATTTAAAAGTTTTACTTCCAGACAATAAACAAATAGTTTTATCTTCTGGACCATTAACACACAAATTAAAAAAAGAGTTATCCACATTTTGTGATGATGACTACTTGTTATTAATTGGTGACCCTGCTATAATCGCACTTGCTGGTGCAATTGCTAGCGAAATGAACAGAGGTAAATTTAAAGTTTTAAAGTGGGATCGTGATGAAAAAAAATATTACGATTTAGAAATAGATTTGAAAGGATAATATGACAAGTTTAGACCCAAAAGATTTAGATTTAGTTACCCAAATGAAAATGGATGCGGGCAGCACGGCCCAGGACAACATGGGTAAGATAGGTGCTGTTGCAAACGATGTAGCAGATACTGATAATGAGATTGCTGATTTAGAAGAGCAATTAAAAAAGAAAAAAGATTATAAAAAACATTTGGCAGAAAATGTTTTGCCTAACCTATTTGCAGAAGTAGGTTTGTCAGAATTAAAATTGGCAGACGGTAGACATTTAAAAGTTTCCAACTATTATGGTGCTTCAATTAAAGAAGCTAAGAAAGAAGCAGCTTTTAGTTGGCTAAGAGACAATGGATTTGGTGATTTAATAAAGAACCAAGTTTCTTGTAGCTTTGGAAGGAATGAAGATGAGAAAGCTAAGTCGTTGATAGATACTTTGGATAATCAAGGTTATCAATCAATGCAACGTGAATGGGTCGAACCTTCCACCCTTCGCGCATTTATACGAGAGCAGCATGAAGCAGGTAAGCAATTACCTATGGATTTGCTTGGAGCTTTCGTAGGACAAAAAACAACGATAAAAGAATAGGAGAAAAGGCCATGGCAAAAGCACAGGCAGTCGCGAAAGCGGCAACATTAGATCTAGCAGTTCTTGCTAGTGATTCTAAAGATGCTAGCGGTTTCGGTAATCTTGACATGTCAAGAGATATTGCAATCCCTTACATCAACATACTACAATCCAATAGCCCACAACTTAATCCGCAAAAAGCAGAATATGTTGATGGTGCTAAAATAGGACAGTTTTATAATACTGTCACACAAGAGGTCAGTAATACTTTAAAAGTTATTCCTGTTCTCTATCAACTACGATACGTAGAATGGAAACCACGTGAGCAAGGTGGAGGATTCGTAGAATCACACCACGCTGATAGTGGCATTCTTAGTAAAACTAAACGTGACCAAATGACGTTTAAAGATGTATTACCTAGTGGTAATTACATTGCAACCACTGCCTATCATTATGTTATGGTGCAAGGCAAAGATGGTGCATGGTCCCAGGCAGTTGTCAGCATGACATCTACTCAATTAAAAAAGAGTAGACGTTGGAACAGCTTAATGTTGAGCCAAAAAGTTAATGGTCCATCGGGAAGTTTTACACCACCAACATATGCTATCATTTACAAGCTATCGACAGTTAGTGAGTCTAATGATCGTGGTAGTTGGTTTGGTTATCAAGTTGAGAGAGAAGGGCAACTAGAAGATGCTGGCGTCTACAACGAGGCGAAATCATTTTCTACTGCCGCATCACGAGGAGAAGTCGAAGCTAAACCTGTGTCAGAGGGAGAGCCTGTAAAAGAGGCTCCACAATCTAACAATCAAGAAAGCCAAGAAGACGTACCGTTTTAGGTAAGTCTTCTGCTATACTGGAGGTTTAGTGGAAAGATTCAAAGTAATATTTGAAGGCTTAGACGTGGCTTATGGTCAGCACCAACCTAGTGGTTCGCGTGCTGACGGTAAGCAAGAAGGCAAATCATATATTGTAAAACAAGAAGTTAATGATCAATTATGGGCAGAGCATCTTAATGGTAATGGTCCGTCTTTAGGTATTATTCCTATAAAAGCAGATAACACAGTTAAATGGGGATGCATAGACATAGACACATATCCCATAGACTACAAAAAAATAATAAATAGTATTAGAAATTTACAATTACCTTTAGTGCCGTGTAGATCTAAAAGTGGTGGAATGCATTTGTTTATGTTTTTTAAAAACCCAGTGTCCGCAAGACTAGCCAGAGAGAAGCTACGAGAGGTTGCATCTGGTTTAGGACATTCTTCTGTAGAAGTATTTCCCAAACAATCAACGATACTGATAGAGAAAGGAGACTTAGGTAATTTCCTAAATCTTCCTTATTATAATTCAAAAAATACAACTAGATATGCTTACAAAGATGATGGAACAGCAGCTACATTGCTAGAGTTCTATTCTTTATACGATAGATATGTCGTAGAAGAAATAGACAAAGTTGCATTACAGATATCTAATGATGTCATACAAGATGGTCCTCCTTGTTTACAACAATTATGTAGTCAAGGATTTCCAGAGGGTACACGAAACAATGGTTTATTTAACATTGGTGTATACTTACGTAAATTTGATCCAGACAATTGGAAAACATTATTAGAAAAATATAACCAAGATTACATGACACCGCCTTTGTCAGCATCAGAGGTAGTAACAGTACAAAATCAATTAGAGAAGAAAGAATATAATTATAGATGCAAAGAACCACCAATTAGTTCTTATTGCAATGCAAAAGTTTGCAGAAGTAGAAAATACGGTGTGGGTGGTAATGGTACATCATTAGAGTTTAGCGCATTGACTAAATTAGAAACAGATCCACCTGTGTGGTTTTTAGATGTTGGTGACGCAAGAATGGAATTACAAACAGAAGAGTTGCAGATACAAACCAAGTTTCAAAAAAAATGTATGAACAGTTTGAATCATATGCCTGCTCTTGTAAAACAGTCAGTCTGGCAGGAAGTCATTGAAAGATTAATGCAAAATCTTATTAAGATTCCTGTGTCTGATGACGGGTCATTGGCCGGTCAGTTTGAAGCTCACCTCCAGGAGTTTTGTACTGATCGTGCCCAGGCTCTAAATCGTGATGAATTATTACTACGTAAACCATGGACAGAAGATGGTGTTACATGGTTTAGACTTAAGGATCTACAAGATTATCTTACTCGTAACAAATTTACATATTTTAATACAGGACAACTTGTGCAAGCCTTGCGGCATTTAAAAGGTAAGAGTGATAAATTTAATTTAAAAGGTAGAACTGTACGTGTGTGGGGTGTGCCTGCATATCAGCAACAAGACTCTGCATTTGATATAAAGGAGGTAGATGGTGCGCCGTTCTAAATTACCAAAGATAAAAAAAGGAATGTGGGCAGAACAGTTAGCAGTGTTGTATCTTATAGATAAAGGATACTTTGTATTTAAAAATTTATACGGTGTTGGTCCTGCTGATCTTATAGCAATAAATGAAAAGGGTGCTGTAGAGATATACGATGTAAAAAGTGAAAGTTATCGTAAGACATGGAAACCTGGCACACGTATATGTAGAAAGTTAACACAAGAACAAAAGAAACTAAAGATGAAGTTTATTTTTGTAGAAAAGGATGGAACATGCAAAGTAAGACAAAGATAATATTAGGTCCTCCTGGTACAGGTAAGACACACAATTTACTAAACTTGGTAGAAGAGGAATTAGCCAAAGGCACACCACCTGATCGTATAGCTTTTGTAGCATTTACCAAGAAAGCGGCAACCGAGGCTCGTGACCGGGCAATGAAGAAGTTTAAATTAGAAGAACAACATTTACCGTATTTTAGAACTTTACACTCATTTGCTTTTAATCAATTAGGACTAACAAAATCAGAGGTTATGTCACGTGACAACTATAAAGAGTTTGCACAAACATTTGGCATGGATTTAGGATCTGTTGCTGACGGAGCGGAGTCTGGTGGTGTAATGACTACAGACAATATATTGATAAATGAAATTAATTTAGCGCGCATGAAATGCATGGACTTAGAGCAGCATTATAATAGTTCTAATTTACAAGACATGTCGTGGCATTCTTTGTTACGTGCACAAAGATCATTAGAAGAATTTAAAAAGAAAAAAGAAGTATTTGATTTTACCGATATGATAGAATTGTATTTAGATTCTGGTCCTGTGCCAAAATTAGAAGTTGTGTTTGTAGATGAAGCACAAGATTTGTGTAAATTACAGTGGCGAATGATAAATAAATTAACAGAGAATGCAAGACAAGTTTACATAAGTGGTGATGATGACCAAGCCATATACAATTGGGCTGGTGCAGACGTTAGATATTTCATACAGTTACCAGGTGAAGTAGAAACACTAAAACAGTCTTTTAGGTGTTCTCGTGTTATTCAAAACTTATCAGGTAGAATAATAAATAGAGTTAAATTAAGAAGAGATAAACAATGGAGAGGTACAGAAAGAGCTGGATTAGTACAGTATCATACTTATCCAGATAGTGTTAATTTAAGAGATCCAGGTAGTTGGCTTGTAATGGCTAGAACTAATTACATGCTTGATGAGATAGAACGTGACATACGATTACAAGGTATGTTGTACAAAAGAAACAATAAATTACCTATATCCTCAAAATTATTAAATGCTGTTGAGGCATGGAAAAAATTAAATGGTGGCGAGATTGTGCCTTTAGCAGACATAAGAGATATATATTCTTATATGTCTAGTCAAATAGGTATTGAAAGAGGACACAAAAATCTTAAAATGGCAGATAAAGAACAATACGAATTAGAAGAACTTGTCATGCACCATGGATTGTTAATGGGTGGTAGACCTTGGGATGTAGCTTTTGATAAGGTAGGTAATAGAGATAAAGAATATTTACGTGCCATAGAAATTAGAGGTACAATATCCAAAAATCCTAAAATAAATATAAGCACCATACATGGTGCAAAAGGTGGAGAGGCAGACAATGTTATGTTGCTTACAGATCTATCAAGAAAATCACAAGAAGCTATGGAAAAAGATTCGGATGACGAATGCCGTGTGTTTTATGTAGGAGCAACACGCGCAAGAGAGCAACTACACGTAATACAACCACAACGAGATGGAGGGTTCATAATATGACCAAAGAAGAAATACTAGCTGAAGCTAGTAAAATAGTATCTAGAGATAGAAATTTATCTCACGGAGATGCATTTAATAATCATGCAGAAATAGCAGAATATTGGAATATATATTTAGATAAAAAATTAAGACCAATGGCAAATATTACTGCAGATGACGTTGCTTTGATGATGATATTGTTAAAAATATCTAGGAATAATCAAGGTAAAAAAATAAACATGGATAACTTTGTTGATATAGCAGGTTATGCAGCAATAGCAGGAGAGATAATTGACTCAGGATCTATATAAAACAGTAACATCACATTGGGTTGCGCCTACAGAGTTTCCAACAATAGAGGGACGTGTAGCAATTGATCTAGAAACGTGTGACCCGGATTTAATAAAGCATGGACCAGGTTGGCCAACTAAGAAAGGTAAGGTGATAGGAATAGCTATAGCCACCGCATCGTTCAAAGCTTATTATCCAATTGCACACGAAGGTGGTGGTAACATGGATGAAAATAAAATTGTAAAATATATAAAATCTATTTGTGATGATGAATCAATAGAAAAAGTATTTCATAACGCACAGTATGACATTGGTTGGTTGTGGACACTTGGAATAGAAGTAAAAGGTAGAATACATGACACCATGGTAGCTGCTGCGTTGATAGACGAAAATAGATATTCGTATACATTAAACAGTATTGTGCACGAATACCTTGGCGAGTTTAAAAACGAGCAAAAGTTAAAAGAAGCAGCAGAAGCATTTGGTGTAAATCCAAAATCAGAAATGTATAAATTACCTGCAGAGTTTGTAGGAGAGTACGCAGAAGCTGACGCTGATCTTACGTATAAGTTACATGAAAAACTTACGTGGGAGATTGTAAAAGATAATCTTACTACAGTTTACGATGTAGAGTGTAGACTTATAAGAGTTATATTTCATATGACTAGGCGTGGTGTCAGATTTGACACTTATAAATGCGTAGAATTAAATACAAAATTTCATAACAAAGAAAAAAAATTAATGAAACGTATTAAAGATCTTACAAATCTTAACGTAGAAATATGGGCTGCAGCATCTATTGCAAAAGCATTTGATTCATTAAATTTACCATACGAAAGAACAGATAAAACAGGTTCTCCTTCGTTTACAAAAATGTTTTTGACAGATCATCCACATGAACTGCCAAGATTAATAATGCAGGCACGTGAATTAAACAAGTTACGTGGCACATTTTTACAAGGACTAATGAATTATACAGAGGAGGGTAGAATACATGCACATATTAATCAAATTAGGTCTGACACTGGTGGCACTGTGTCTGGCCGTTTTTCTTATAATCATCCTAACTTACAGCAAGTACCCAGCCGTGGTCAGTTTGCGAAAGATGTTAGGAAGTTATTCATTCCTGAAATGGGTGAATATTGGCTCAAAGCAGATTACTCGCAACAAGAGCCAAGATTACTTACTCATTGGGCCTGCCTCGTCGAACAGCCAGGTGCTAGGGAAGTACAGGAAGCATATCATAAAAAAGACCTCGACTTTCACCAACAAACGGCCGATATGGCAGGTTGTGAAAGACGCCTTGCGAAAACTATTGGGTTAGGCGTAATGTATGGCATGGGTTATAACAAACTGGCACGTGAATTAGATCTAGAGCCACAAGAAGCAAAAGAAATGCTTACAGACTTCCGTAAGCGTGTACCTTTTATGCAAGGTATGCTTGAAGCTGTAATGAATCGTGCTAATTCTAAAGGTATAATTAGAACTTTACTAGGTCGTAAATGTAGATTTGATTTGTGGGAACCTACACAATGGGGTGTACACAAACCATTACCATTAAATCAAGCAAAGGTAGAGTATGGTGAAGCTATAAAAAGATATGGCACATACAAAGCACTTAACAGATTGATTCAAGGATCAGCTGCAGACCAAACAAAGAAAGCGATGGTAGATGTGTATGAACAACTAGGTGTTACACCATTAATACAAGTACATGATGAGCTTGATTGTTCTGTTAAAGATGAAAGACAGGCAAATCAAATAAAAGAAGTTATGGAGACTTGTGTAAAATTAGAAGTACCATCAAAAGTAGATATAGATCTAGGAGAAAGTTGGGGACAATGAGTTGGATATGTAAAACATTACTTGTTTGTTTAGCATTCAATCCAGTTATGGATTACACAAACAATGATGAATTTGTAGAGCAGGTGCAAGCATGTGCATTACATCTTAATTCTATGCACGCGGAACAAGACCGGGTGCCAGTTAATTTAATTGTTGCACAAGCAGTGCATGAATCTAATTGGGGTAAATCTAGGTTTGCACGAGAAGCTAATAACCTTCTTGGAATTCGCACGTTTGACCCAGCTGATGATCAACTAAAGCCGCTAGATAATCCTAATGCGACGTGGGGGCTTAGGATCTTTGAGACAAAGTGCGAATCCATTTCTTATTATATTGATTTGTTAAATCACAATCATCATTATTATAAGTTTAGGAGCGAACGAATAAGCCAGCATTTTAGCGATGAAATAGACTTAGAACGATTAGCTAAGACCCTTGCAATATATGCAGAAGATGTATATTATACGCAAAAAATCATCAGAACAATTAAAGAACTAGAGGCCTATGACAGAGACTAAAAAACCCGGGTACCGAGAACAAGGCAAAGCCAGAGCTGGTAATGTCAAAAGTAATTTTGCTATTAACGCAGAACAAATGGAATTTGAAAGAAGAAAAGTTCTTGAGCAAATGTCTACAAAAGTTGATCAAAAGAAACTTAACAACATGGCTGCAGTTGCAGCTACAACAGAACCTAAATATTTTAAAACAATTAATTTACTTAAAAATGGTAACCGAGCAGAATACGACAGTACAGAAGGTAAGGGTGAACAACGTGAACCTACCATGCGTATATTGTCATTGGGAGCTGGTGTGCAATCATCATGTTTAGCACTGATGGCACAAGAGGGATTAACAAAACATAAACCAGATTATATGATATTTGCTGACACAGGTTGGGAACC